TTGTTGTAGTTAAACTTTTTGTTTTTCTCTGCCGAAATTTGTTGCATATGTATCTGTGCAACGTAAGTAAGTGAATTTATTAGGTGTGGATTAAGTGATTTTAATTGGAATTTTTCATGATTTTTTGTTACTTTGTGGTATAAAATTTACGGAAAAGGAATAATATGGAAATATTTTCTTGACTTTTTCTGTGGCGGGATGATAAATGGTTAGGAAAAGGAGGTGAAAATATGGGAAAGTTTGTGGAAAGGAAACAGAAGATTGGAAACCTTGGAGTGTTTCGGGGGAAGGATGGAGATGTTCGGCATTATAGCTGGGATGCTGTTCAGAAATGCAAGCCTGATGAATGTGGAATTGGAGATGTTTGTAAATGGGCATGGAAATCGGAGAAATGCCGGGTTCATTTGAATTATATCGTCGCGGTACATGGAACATTGGAGAGAAGCTTTGGAAGGCAGCTTACAAACAGTATGAGATGGAGGATCGGGATGCACCTTATTCCTCTGTACAATCTTCTCTGTAAATTGTTGATGGCGGAGTATGCCAATGTGAATGTGTATAACGGCGGGAAGGTCAACTCTGTTTATGGAGAAATAAGGTCCACGATAACGACAGTGGAAAAATTATGGAAGGATTTGGGACTGGATCAACTGATTGATGAATGTGGGCTTGGGAAAGAGGATTTGGACAGACTGGTGACTAAGGAAATGAAAACAGTCAGGGGTCGGAGAAAAAGAATGGACAGTACAGGATGGGATGAAGGGGATAATTATTATGACAGGATGGAAAGGGAAAGTCAGGGGGTCGGATGAAAAAGGGAGATTTGAAGAAGTATGGCAGAACACATCGCAAGAAAAAGGATAACTTCGGCAGGACCGTCGGTTATGTAAGATCTCTGCCCCCGGCCCAGCGGGTTAAAGGGGACCATGTCACTGATGAAGAATGGAAGGCTAAGAAAGGGGTAAGGAAACCGGAAAAGAAAGATGGTGTTATCAGTTACCGGGACGGGGGAGAAGGATTTATAAAGTGGGCTGAGGATTATCTATATGTTTCCATATACCCCAAAGGGTCTGATGTCGCCAAATGGGTTCCTCTGCGGGAATTGCCTGATGATCTGGACCCGGTTACTGGAAAGAGTTATCGGGGAATGTGGGACGCCCAAAAGGAGATATGCAGGGAAGCTCTGCAGATGAAAGACGGGAAGTTTGTCTACCGGCTGATTGTCTTTTGCTGGATGCGTGGTGAGGGGAAGTCATTATTGGCATGTTTTATACAACTATGGAAGTTTTTTAACTGGCCCAAGCAACAGATCATGTTAGGGGCTAATTCCAAGGATCAGGTAAAGTTTGTCCATTTTGACATCATGCGGGATTTGATTATTAACTCACCACCTTTGTTGAGAATGGTTGGAGGAAAAAAGAATATACAGGAAAAGGAAATACGATTAAAAGACAGATTGGGAAACGTTCGGAGTATTATCAGAAGTATCTCCTCTTTCAGCGGAATTGTGTCAAATATTACCGGGTACACGTTCTCGGAAATATTTGACATGAAGAATCCAAAGTTCTTTGTTCAGCTTGATGGTTCAATAAGAAACATTCCAAACGCTTTAGGAGTAATTGACAGTACCGTGTCCGTGAAAAGTCATATCCTGTATAAATTGTTCCAGGGATTCAGATCAGGAAAACTTAAGACTGTATTTTTCAGTTATCGCTTTAGTCGGAATGGGGTACAGGCGGATTACTGGAATCCAAATATGTCGGATGATCAACTTGGAGATTACAGAACGAAGTTTCCATTAGGTGAATTTGAAAGATACTTTCTCAATCAGTGGTCCGCAGGACGTGTTCAGGTTTTTAGTGATGAGTTAGTGGAAGAAACATATTATTTGGGGTGTGGGAATAATATGTTCTGTCACAAGGTGATAGCCAAGAAGCTTGCCCGAAAAAAAGAATGTTTGGAGAATATTAAGAAACAAAAGGAATGGGAAAAGAGAAGTGGTCTGTATGAGGGGGTTCGAAGGATAGCCTATGGTACAACTCAGATGGCGGAGATCATCGAGGAGGAAATGCGGGACTTGGTCCCTGTAAAACAATTCTATACATTGGAAGATAATTGGGGAAATACTAGAATTGCACAACTGGAAGAACTGAACAGGTTGGGTGATTTGTTGGAGACTAATTGGGCTATTTTGGCCGGGGCCGACCTTTCAGACCCAATGGCGATTCACAGCCCGGCTCATTCTATTTTCGTCGTTTTGGCGAAAGGTTTGCCGGGCAGCAGGCTAAACCCGTTTTTGTCTTCTGTAACTGAATTGGAACCAAAGTATGTGTATTTCCTTTTATGTTTTTTTAATAATACAAGACACGATTTGGATTCATTAAAGGAAATGATGAAGAAGTGCAGTGCGGAGTACGGTGGAATTGATGTGTTTTGTAGTGAGCGGTACGGTGCATGGGATTTGCCGGGGTGGTGTGAGGATAATGACATAAAGAACGAGTTGGTACACCCAAGTTACGACAGGCAGCGAGATGCGTTCAAAGAGTTTTTCACGATTATGGATGAGGGTCGATTCAAGGCACCCCCTGTCCCGGTCCCAGGAAAGACAGGACAGGATTTGCTCCGTGAAGAACTTTCAATTTTTGACCACAAAGAAAAAATGCCGGGTAGCCCTGGATGGTTTGGAAGCCCGGAAAAAGGGGACAAGAATGGAATACAGGATGACTCTGTTTATGCTGTAAATTGGGCCATTTATGGGGGAAGAAATCTGGGTGTAATGGATTTCAGGAGGCGATCAAGTTCCGTAGATTTTGGGGTTTTCATTAAAGATAAAGAGGTTTTGGGTTCATATTGAAATCCCGTTCCAATTTTTAAACAATTAAATTTTATTGACCTTTATTGTTAATTGTGTCTTAATTTGTATGGGAACATAATGTTGAATTAAAGATTTCAAGGAATTGAATTTTGGAATTTGATAAAGCCTTAAAAGCCCTGGAAGAGCTGGACGACGATGTTTTGCGCCGCATTTCTTTCTCCGTTCCGTGGCAGTACAATGATGATGAGGGAGAAGTTGACGCAGATGGATTTGCCGTTGTTAGAAAAGGCGATTCAGATTATTCTGAGGTCGATGTTCGGGAAAAGCTCCAGGCTGAATGTTGGAGAAAATTTAATAAGAATCCACAGTTCAGCACGTCTATCAGGAGAACCACTGGAAGAATTACGGGGTTCGGGTTTGAGACTTCTTCTGAAGTTTTCAAAATTCAGCGGGTAATTGAGGAGATAGAATTAGATCCCAGAAATCGTCTTTATAACTTTTGGCCCAAGTATGTGGCAAGAAGTTTTGTGGAGGGTGAATTGTTTTTATGCCTGACGGTTCATCCAAATGGGTTTATCGAGGTTGATTTTATTGACCCATCCACTATAAGGGATAAAGGAACAGAAGGTTCTGGAATTATTTTTCATCCGAAAAAACCCACCATGCCTTTGTTTTATTTTGTCACCAAGTCTGATTCCGATGTAGAATTGATTCCAAGTATTTTCATAGCCAGATATCCAGAAATGGTAAAGGTCGCTATGCAAGATGAGGATTTTGACTTGGAAATGACTAGGGCAAGTAAATCAAATGATAATAAATTCAAGAAGTTCAAGGGATATTACCGCTTTGTTGTGTCTTGGGATAAGGGATTTTTGACCAGGAGGTCAGTGAGTTATCTGCGTACTACTATTGAATGGTTGAATCATTACGAAAATCTGAAAAAGTACGAGATTGACCATAAAAAGAGCAGTGGCGCCTATCTTTGGGTAGTGACTATCACAGATCCAAAGGCTTTCAGAATTTGGCTTTCTATGGATGATGCTGATAAACGTAAAACCGGCATCATGCAGAAGAAGACACCCGGAGGCACGCTGGTTCTACCCCCAGGGATGGAATTGAGTGTGAAAAACCCAAATCTGTCTCCTATACGGGATCAGGATACAGATATTTTGGAGATGGTCACAGCGGGGTTGAATGAGCCTGCGGACGTAACGACCGGCACGGCTAAAGGAACCTTTGCCAGTATCAAAGCATCTCGTGGCCCGATGTCGGATAATATATCGGACGAGATAGCTTATTTTGATAGATGGTTGAAATATGATTTTTGGGGGTCCGTATTCTTTCTGAGAAGTTCAGTAACAAATTTTCCAAAGTTTTTTAAAAGGAAAGAGGTTATTGAGTTTCTACCTACCGTTGATGGAAAGGAACCTAAGAAAAAGATTCGAAATGTTTCGTACCCACCGGAACAGTTAATCGATGTTTCATATCCTGTTTCGGAGATGATCGATTTTGATACTCGTGCCAAAGGTCTTTTGGGTTCCAAACATGGTCCTGTCACCGAAACGGTAGGTGTGCCTGCGTCTGAAATTTCGAAACGTATGGGTTTTGGTGGATATGGAAGAAACAGATTGCGAAAAGCCACCGAGGATATATTATACCCCAAGCTTGTTTATAATTTGGATGCAGAATCTATTCAGGAGAAAATAGAAGGGGAACCTAAAAAGAAAAAGAGTTCAAACAATGCCGCTGCCAACGCCAAATAAGGGTGAAAAGAAATCTGATTTTATCAGCCGATGTGTAACCAGTAAAGTTATGCAGACTGAATACCCTGATAAAAAACAGCGTTTGGCGGTTTGTTATAGCCAATGGAACCGAAAGAATAAGAAAGAACAAGACTATGATGGGGAAGGGGGTGAGTGCAATATGGCGGTAAAAGCAAAAAAGATCCCGAGAACATCATTACAACTTTTGTCTGGTGGAGCTGATGCTTTTGCTTTGACTGACAAAGATGGCAAAAAGCGGTTGGAGATGACTGTGTACAGTGGAAAGGTGATACCAAATCATTGGTATTGGGGGAATCTTGCTATTGATTTGGATGGGGGTGTTTTTTCTCAAAGTAAATACCCTGTGTTGGAGGACCACAACACCAGCAAAAAGATTGCCTTCTCGAAAAAGCCGATTATCGACGGTGCAATTAAGTTGAACCCCGAGACCACCGAGTTTGTGGATACCCCGGAAAGTGAGGAGTTTCAACGACTCTCGTCCCAAGGGTTCCCATATCAGGCCAGTGTGTAC